GGCAACACGCTCAGCAGCAATGCTGATGAGGTCGTGTGGCGAGTCAAGGTTGGCGAGGTCCGAGACCGCAACCGTCGCGCCGTACTGCGCAGCGGTGAAGAACTCGGATGAGATCGTGAGGGCATCGTCCGTAGGAGCGGTGCCTTCCGTCAGCGTCGTCGTGCTGACCGCGAGGTCTGCATAACGAGCGTAGCGAAGGGTATTCGTACCCTTGATGAAGCGAGCTGGGACATAAAGTCCTGGCATCGCGTGAACAGCACGTGCGCGCAGTTCCTCTTCAGCCCGTGCAGCAACAAGCTGCGTGACTAGATCGGAAAAGTTCGTCGTGCTGGTAGTTGTGGTAGCCATTTATGCTACTCCTTATCTATCAGCGAATGGATTCCCCAACGCCTTCAGCGCATCAGAGATGCTCTTAGAGTTGGGCTTTTCAGTTGGCGCAACGGTTGCCCGACGCGCATTGTTTGGATCCACTGGCGAAGGCTCCGACTCAACAGTTGCTGCGGAGGCAGCGGCGGCCTGCTTGACAAAGTTCTCCAAGGCTGCCGCCTTGCCAACTTCATCCAGTCCACCAGTGTCCTTCAGGAACTGATATGCGAGTGGGTATTCCCTTGCGAGACGCTCTTCCTTTGCAACTTGTTCAGCCGCAGCAGCCTTACCTTCAAGTTCCCGAATCTTGGCTTGCGCCTTCTCAAACTCGGTCATTGAGGCTTGCTCCTGTTCAGCCTTCCACTTTGCAAGCTCTTCCGCCCTAGAACGGATCTCATCGAGTTCCTTCTTCGTTGCGGTGAGCGCCTGATCCTTGCCTGCTAGGCGCTTCTTCCAAGTGGTGACATCCGCCTCGTTCTCAGTGGGAACAGTGGCTACCACAGGGGCTTCCACCTCATCCGACTGCACTGGGGCGCTGTTCACGACTTCGTTGTCAGCCACAGCATTCTCCTTTTTCTACTATCCCCGACCCAATGTCAGGGTTATATATTTATTGCGGACTTGTAAAAACGTTGAAAATCTCCCGTGAGACTTGTTCTGCGTCGCTTTCAATTTTCTCTCCAGCAGACTGGAGTCCCTCAAAGATATTTGGCACTTGACCGAGCACAGTTCCTCGACCAACCTGTTGCAATGCCCCAGTGCCGATTCCAGTTGCAAAGTCCCCAATCCCAATTTCCTTTCCACGAGCGGCTGGTTGTACCAGTGTCCTGCGGATATAGGTTGGGATGGTTGAGAACCCCATCGCGTCTGGTGTGATTGGAGCAATTGTCTGAAGGATGTAAAGGAACGAATCGTCTTCGGCAAGTGCGTCAAGGAAACTGCCATCACTGTTTGCCCGATTGTCTGCCCACTCAACGATGTCTCCCCACGAGTTGAGTCCTACCAGAGGAAGCACTCGGCCTCCTGGTCCTGGGGTAAGGAATAGCAATCGCATCATTGCTGGGATTGCTTTGCGGGTCATATACGAGTATGGGTATATGGCAAGGAATGGGTGATTAAGGCTGCGCTCAAGCCAACTTCGCTGCGTCGCAAAGTATTGTAGCGTATCTGCCTTTCTCGTACCCTTGATGAGTTGTGTTCTCCACACCCCAGTAAACACTCCGACAAGGCGTTCGGCATCTGCAAGTTCCATCCCGCCGTCAACAAGCGCCTTTACGGATAGACCAGTCATTGCCGCACCCTCTTCTGCGATTTTCTTAGCAAGAAGGTTTGGGTCAGTCTTGATAATTGATTCTTCAAGAAGAAGTCTGAGCGCATCCTGTGGTGACTGAACTCCAAAGTGCTGAATTAACTTTGGCATAATCTCTGGATACATTTGCCCAAGGGAAACGAGGAATTCTTCTGAGGCAAACCTATCGGCCATTAGGTCCCTTGCAACTGCCTTTTCGTCAAGAATTGCTTGTCCTGGTTTGAGAAGGAATTTCTTGGCTCGATTAATAAACGATGGTGATGACTCCGCTGCGGCAGCGGTTGCCTTTACCAACCTCGTATGGTGCTCAACAAAGTTGTCCGCTCGCTCTCGGTTGACATTGCCACGGTCAAGGAAGGCACGTCGACGAGCGGTTACCCCCAACTCGCCAAGCACCTCATCGGAGGCATCATCCCAGACATTGTAGACAAGTTTCATTGTTGATGTTTCAACTCGCTCAAGAACCCGCTGGAAGAATGGGTTGAGCTCTCCAAATCGAACCATTGGGAACAGGCGGTCGGTCATCATTGTGATCGCTGGCATCCGTGTCTTTGCCTTGGTGCTGAGCGCCGTTGTTGCCCCAAAAACGCTCATATCTCCGCCAGACGCATCGATAATGTCTACGATTGGCTCATTGCCTTTGGTGAGGTATTCTGAGTACCTTTTCTCACCAAGTACAGAAAGGAACTCTTCGTACACCTTATTTTTCTCCCAATAAAGTCCGCGAGGTTGTGTTCCAATGTCTGCTGCAAGTCGGTTGATTCTTGTGAGTAGCTCACGAGCCTCTCCAACACTAAGGTTGGCCTTAGATACCATTTTCCCAACAAATGCCTCTGTTGCACGAGACTTGGTAATCTCCGCCCCGTATTGACGATTTACGGACTCTAGAATTGTCCTTGTTCGGCTTGGTCGAAGATCGGTCTTCCCAAGCAACCCGTCAAGTTCTTCAATTGCTGTTTCCGCAAGGTTGTCAACAAATGGGACAACCGTTTCAACAATCCGCTCGCCCCGTGTAGGGTCGTCCACAACGGTAATAATCTTTCGGAGTCCGTTCTTTGGTGCTTTTCCGAGGTTGTATCCAGCGTCAACAATGTCATACCCAATGGATACCATTGCTTCTAGGCGTGGGTCTTTGTCCATCTTTGCGTAAATTCGTGCGAAGTCATCTGCGGTCAATCTAACGGCAAAGACCTCATTCCTAGCACCTTGGTCAATATAGTCGCTAATCTGTCGCCAGTCGTACTTCCTGCCGTTTCCGTGGATCAGGGAGATCTCGTCGTACTTCTTGGCAACATCGTTAGCAAGCGCCTGAAGCTCCGCCTCAATGTCATCAACCGAACGATTGAACATTGCCCTCTGGTCTCTTGGAAGGTCACGAACCGACTCAAGCTCATCCTTAAGTTTCTTGAACTGAGGAACAAGTTCTTCGGCAACATCTTGCGTTAGGGTGCGCTTGGAGACAATGGTTAGCTTAGAGAACTCCTCGCCCTCATCAAAAAGGGTGACGATTCTTGCCAACTTGCGCGACGCCTCCCCAAATGCCGACCCACGGAAAAATGCCGCAATATCGGCAAGTGTCTCAATGTCATTTGCGTATGTTGCGAAAATTGCGGCTGCTTCTCTTCGCGCAGCCTCGATGCTCATACCAGATCCTGCCGCCATCCAAGCAGCAACCTGTTCAATAGCCTCTGGGGACTTGGAGGCAACCATATCGTAGACATCTAGTTTTGACTCACGGAGTACACGGGTCGCTTCCTCTGATGCAATGCGAACGTCAGATGCTGCCGCAGCCTCGGCCTCGTATCGGATAATTGACTGCTCTTTTCTGACTCGTCCAGTGGTCATAATCCGTTCAATGTCATCAATAATTGGGGCGACATCTGGCAAGCGAATGATATCTTCTGGGGTCAATGTGGCAATTGCGGCCTTTTCCTCTACGCGCTTCTTTAGAACAGCCTCCAACTTGTAGATCTCTTCGTCAAGAAGTTTGGTTTCGTCCGCCTTGCTTTCACGAAGTCGTAGGCGGGCTTCTTTAATTTGATCAACAGATGCACCAGTTCGCTCCAACCTATTAGCAAGTTTTTTCTCTTCCTTAGCAAGTTTCTGTTGGCCTTTGCGAGCTGAGTAGAGGACGTTCTTTAGGTTTACATATCCAGGCTTCCTCATAGAGAGGACATCCTCAAAACGAAGTCCAGAACGAACACCTTCAACTAACTGCGTAACATAACTTTCGGACGCAGCGAGAGATTGACGCCTTCTTGACGCAGTTGCCATCCGAATAGCCGCAGCACCAGTAGCATACTTCACTGTCTGTGCGTAGTTTTTTAGTGCATTGTTTACAAATGTCGGTTCCATTGAGTCAAACACTTTCCCAAGAGTCCTAGTGTTAACTACCCTTGTAAAGCCCATTGCCATTTCCTTGGCGACGGTGGCTGCGGTAAATCGAGAGATACCTTTCAGCTTTGACGTTGCAGCGTTGTGCAGTTGTCCAGCAATGTTGTTTTTCTCAAGGAATTGAATATCAGCATCTAGCCTTGCAAGTCGTCCATCCAGCGCAACAACCCTATTAGCATTTCCAGCAGACTCCGCAATTGCACGCTCTGCAAGAATTCCTGCCCGCGCTTCCTTCAATCCAGAGGTTGCAAGACGGCCAGCCTTTGCTGCTGTCTTAAGTCCAGATCCAGTACCAAATGAGATGAGGTTGAGTGGGTCAATGACCAAAGAGTAGAATAGGTTTGCAGCTCCGTTGCTGGAAAACCCTGAGTTTGTAGAGGCAAGTGCCTCACCGATGTCATCAAGTTCTGCCTGATCCAGGTTGAGACCACGGTATTGCTGAAGACCATCAAGTCCAAAGATTGCGCTAATTGCGTCATTCTTGTTGCTGGCTGCCGCCTGAACCCTAGCCCTTGCAACAGCCTTCTCAACCTCTCGACCTGGAATTGCAGCAGCCTCTGCGGCAATGGCAATTGGTGCGCCGAAAATCTCTAGTCCCTCTACTGCCTTCTGAGCAAGATTACTATCACCAACCTGGATTGACTGCGCACCGCGCACGACGTTTCCAATAGTCAGGTCGACAGCACCACCGACAAGGCCAATCGCTGGCTTGGCAATGGCTCCAAGAACTGGGATGTTTTCAGCCACATTGACCAACCCCTTTCCGAGGTTGATGAATCCACCAGTCAGGTTCTCCGCTGACTGTCGAATGCTTTCTCCAGGCTTGGCGACATTGAAGGCAATCTTTCCAAGATTCTGCACTTCATTGGCCGTTGCAGTCTTCTGCTTTGGCGGCTTGAAACCACCAGAAGAATCACCACCGCCAGGATTATAGATACTTGCCATTAAGACATTGTCCTTTCGCCAGCTCGGAAATCAACAAGCGACTGTTCAATTTCCTTTGTTGCGAACCTTGGGTCTTTCTTAATGTTGAGAGGCTCACGCTCACCAGCCCTGAAATCAATCATTGATGTGGAGATTTGCCTTGGGGTAAATACCTTTGTCGTAGGAGATGATGGGGCAATAGGCTTTTCGTTATTACGAATTCTTGCAGAAACAATATCCCTGTTATTCATAGACTGTCCTGGCATATTCCTAAAGAACACATCCCCACCACCCTGTGGTTGATTTTCCTTGACTCCAAACAGGTTAAGGCCAAGCGGTCGACTTTGAGGGGCGCCAACTCCAGCAAGACCCCTGACTCCGCCAGCGATAAAGTCTCCAATACCACCGATGAACCCCTGTACACCTTGGGCAAACTCTTCCTCTTTCTCCTTGTCAGTTCTAATGTCCACAACGCTTGGAAGCGTCGGCTCTGGCGCAAACCCACGAGGAACGAACGGGTTTGGAGCCTTGTTCTCATCGGCAAACTCTGGCTTGAGCTGCCAAACTCCAGGCTTTACTTCTTCATACTTATCAACATTAGGACCAACGGCTCGGTCCCACTTCAGCAATGTTGCCTCAGAAACGCCGCGAAGTCGGTAAATCTCCCTGCGCTGTTGCGGCGTAAGATTTGGAAGGGTCTGAAGTTGTGCTGCTTTTCGCAAGTCAGCATCCCTCTGAACCCTGGCAAGATCGTTTCGGATCTCGTTTTTTTGCTGTTCGGTAAACTGTCCAGTATCAAGAATTCCCTTGATTCCGTTGGCTGCGTCTCCTTCAATCCTCACGCGGTACCTGTCAAGAAGGGCGGGCGTTGAAATTACTGAGGTGTCAATTATTGAGACCGTTCCCTTCTTGGCGGCTCCCATATCGGTCCCTTGAGGAATTGTCCAGTTATTATCTCCAGACTTAATCAAGTTGATGTCCAAACGATTGCCCGTCAGGTCAATTGCAACCGTTCTTCCATCAATGTCGTAGACGTGTCCAACGGCCCTCTGGTCGTCCCCAGCCGCGTACAGTGGCTCACCAGAGTATGCAACTCGGAAAGGAACAAGGGATCCGTCTGGAGCGGTGTCAAACTTAATTTGATTGTACACTCCCTCCCCAAACGCAGAGTCCGTAGGAGCGATCACTGTTCTTGATTTAGGATCCCACACCCCGACACCACTCTGAAGTTCAATTGCGTCGTCCCTTGTTGGGGCGTCAAGCGCCCAGTCATTATCAATGTTCTGATCGCCAGTCTTGTCGTCAAAGAACCCAGAGATCGTGACCGTTTCCTTGTCAAGATCCTTGCCGTCCGCCTTGTTCAACTCGTTCTGGTATAGGCTCACATAAAACTGACCAGCGCGAGCAATTTCTCTGGCAAAAGATACTGGGTCACCATTTGGGATTAATCCAAACAGTTTAGAGTTTCCACCGTTAATATACGTTCTCCACTGATCCCTAACGTATGTTTCCGCAAATGGATTTGCAGCGTTAGCCAAGAGTTCGTTTCTCTTGATGGAAGCGGCGGCAAAATCGTCAAGAACAGACCCTCGACCAGTTGATCGATTAACACGATTCCAGTCGTCGTAATTGTCTTTATCCCCTGAGATGGCATAGTCCGACTGAACCCTGTCCATGGCCGCCTCTCTCCAGTCCCTGAACCCATCGGCTGAAGATAGCTTAATACCAGCATCCACAAGAAGGTTTGCTGCATCTGGATTTCTAGCTAGGTATTCATCGTACAGTACCCAAATCTCTGGGTTCTTTTGGATAAACTCAGAAACCTTCCTTGGATCGTCTTCAATTTCTACAAGGTCTTTTGGCTCACCGACCCCAGTGGCAGAGGCAGCAATTGTGTACGCCTTTGCCAGTAGTCCGATATTCTTACCAAGACGCTTGTTTAGCGTTGGATTCCCGCCGCCACCGCCAACGCTTGCAGACGAGGCAATGATCCCAGTATAAAGAGATGAGTCCGTAGAGATTCCTGCGGCCTTAACTCGATTTGCAAAAGACTTTGCCCACGACTGGTATTGCCCTTCGCTTGCTGTTCCAGCAGTAACTCGGTTCTTCCACTTTTCAGCTTCTGCGTTCCATTCATACTGGTAGGCATCATAAATTGCAGTTTCGTATGCATCACTGCCAGGCTCAAGCGCCTGAAGCGCGGAAAGGGTAATCCGCTGGTAGTCCTTTGCTGTGATTTCCCCTCTTCCGAGCGACTCCCCCTGATACCTCAAATACGCGGTTGTCGTGCTGTCAATAGCCTCGGCAAACTCGGAAAGGTCGTCTTGGTCTGTAGAGGTCATTCCTCGGTCAGAGATAAAATTAATAACCTCGTTATAGTTTGCACCATCGTTTTGGTTGAATTCCTTAATTAGGTTATTGTATGAACGCTTAATGTCGTAGTTTGTGATGTCGTTTCTCTTCTGGAAAACTTCTTGCTCAGTAGCACCAAGGCCCACAAGGTTATTATAGAAAGACAAAACCGTATCCAAAGATGGGACGGAGCCTTTGTACTCAATTTGAGAATAGTACGCCTGCAAAAGCAGTCGCTCTTCCTCTTCTTGCTGTTGCCTATAAAGGTTATAGATTAAACTTGTAAGATTAGATGCGCCAGTTTCTGATCTCCCAAACCTTCCTCGTCGTGCCATTATTCAATCACCTCATCTGTTCCTGTCAAAGCTGGGAGAAGGTTTTCTTCTCCTGGCGCTGCGGCGTTTTGTGCATTTGCTTCAGGCGGCAACTGCGACTGGTTCTCTGGCTGATTCAAGGATTCGCTTCCAGGAACTGGGGAGGTAAGAGTTCTCTGCGCGTTCTGCGCCTGAGCCTGTGTCATCATCATCTGCTGTTGCATCGCAGCCTGTGACGCCTGCTCTTGTCCCTGCTGCATCTGCTGCATCTGACCAATGACCTGCGTCATTGTGGCAACGGCGGCAGGGTTCAGCGTGGCGTCGGTCTGCTCGTCGCGGATGAGTTCCTTCTCGCCCATTGGATCTTCCACACCAACGCGGTCCATCGCACGCTCTGCCGACCAGATGCGGTTCTGAACAAGATTGATTGCAGTGCTGGCAAGTTCCAGCGTGTCTCGTGGGGTAAGCTCAGGGGCAACGATCTCGATGCGGTATTCTCCCGCAATGAGCGACTTAACGGCTGGGTCTTTCGCCTCCCAAATGCGAGCGCACATCTCCCAGACCTTCTTTGTCCAAGAGTAGAACACCTTGCGCTTTGGAGCGAGTCGGGACTCGTAGTTGGCAATAAGCGCCGCGATTGCGCGTGACGAACCCAATACCTGTGCTGGCGCAAGGCCGAGCAGCAGGTCATTGAGTCCAGTCGCCACGGTCAACTCTCGGTCGATTCGGGCGACGTATGCTTCAATTTGGAACTGAGGAATGAATGGCTGAATGGCACGAAGTTCGTTGCCAGGTCCAGGGGTTGCTACACGACCAGGCTTTGGCAGCGCGTTCGGTGGTACCTCGTCAGGAGCCTCAGCACCGACCAACTGCCACATCTGTCCGCCCACGATGGACTGGATCATCTGCGCCATTGCGGTAACCCGCTCGTCCTTCTCGCGGAGGAGCTGCTCTGGATCATAGAGCGCAGGCTTGCCGTATGGGCTTCCTGGGATCTTACCGTTAGGCAGGTGGATGTAAGGGATCTGTCCGCCGTACTCTGGGTGTGCCTCGTTCTTGACGAGGGTGTTCCCTACGTAGATGGCGTTGTAGACGAGCGGGGCCTTGCCCACGCCCCGTGGAACCTTGTACCAGTAGTCGTAGACTTCCACCTGCATCTGCTCGTAGGCAGTCTCGCGGCGAAGTGGGTTGCGCTCAAAGGCGTTTGCCCACACATTGCCGATTGGGTCAGCGTGGCTGCCACGGCTCGTGTATGGGAACCACTTCTCACCTTGCTTCACAGGGATCACGTCAACGCCGTAGTCCTCCTGAATGGACTGCGGGGACATCCCGTAGGTGTAGAGCGCCCAGTCTAGTCGGTTGTAGTCGCTGTTGCCGAAGCCGAGGTAGAGGTTCTCAGGTCGCTCAATAATGGAGATCTTTGGAAGCCTCTCCACTGGGTCCCAATAGACCTTGGCAGCAGTGTGTCCGTAAAGCTCCTTGAGTAGCGCAGCCTGCTCCATCTGGAGGTCCATATCGTTGGCTTCCCACCAACGGAAGAACAACTGCTCACGGTACGATGCCGCGATACGGTCTTCCTTGCTAGAGCCAGTCGGCACATAGTTGATGACTGGTCGTACCGCCTGAATCGCCGCAGGGATCTGGACATAAGCGTGGTGGATGTTGACAGAGACGTGGGCGCGTCCAGCGAGGCGTGCGCTTGGGTCTTCCGACCAGTGGTCTGCACCACCGAGGGTCATCGTCTCTGGATGGTAGAGGTTGTCCATACGGCGGAACAGCGCCTTGAGGCGGTTCTGCTCTGGATCGACCAACTGCTTGCGACCAAGGATTTCCTGAAGGAGTGTGTAGTCGTCGCTGTTCTTCGGATCAAGTTCCTGCGCCACAAGCGAGGACTCAAGCATCTTGAGTGAGGCTGCCTCTGATGGTGAGAGCTTGTCCACATTTGGCTGAATGCGAATTGTGCCTCGTCCGCCGCCCAAGCCATCGTTGAACGCCCCTGGCGCACGCTTGCTTCGGTCAGCAGAGATGTTGGATCGGAAGTTGATGTTTCCACGACCAGAGATTGAGAGATTCGGAGTTCCTGCTGGGGCAGACTGAATTTCGCCGCCAGAGACATTCATCTTTGTTGGCGCGGTGGCAATTGGCCTTCCCTTGGCAACAGGGGTTAGAACACGCTTTCCCTGACGGATTTGCTTTGCCTTGTCAAGGGCTTTGCCGATAGAGGCAATCTGCTCTGGCGTGGCAATATCTGGGTCGGTCGTATACTGCGCGGGGATTCCACGTGTTCCCTCAAATGCCGCTGGGATCTTTCGTACCTTAGCCATCAATCACTTGCTCCAAAATAGGTGAAGGTCGGATTCTCTACGCCCTTCTCAGGATTCCGCAGCGCGTGTCGCACTGCGATTGCCAATGCCATTACTGCATCTTGCTCTAGCTTCTTGTCGTCCAACTTGTAGATGAGGAGTTGTCTCTTGAGTTCATCCCAAGGACCGCCCATCGGAAGTTCAATTTGACCCTTGTCGATTACTGCCTTAAGGTCGTTGAGGAGTTCCACCTTCTTCGCCTTCGTCCCTCCGAAGTCAAACCCTCGGAGCGGGCGGATCATTGAGAACTCCTGCTGGAAGAGCCTGCCTCCGAGACCAGTAGAGTCTACGATGGTGGTGCAGAAGGCTCCGTCTTGACTGTAGAGAAGATGTCCCTCGCGGACCATATTCACTACCGCAGAGATGCTCTGCTTCCCGCCGCGCTTCCTGATGCGAACACCACGAATCTTGGTGCGGCTGGTGATGTCTAGCGTGATGGCCCACGTTGCATCGTGCGAGATGCCTGGGTCTACTCCTTGGATGTATCGGTGGTTCTTCTCTGGCTTCACGTCGTCATCAAGCGTCTTGTAGCACGCAAGGATTGACTGGCTCCAAAAGAATGCATCGCGGGCTTCAATGAAGTATCCGTCAATGTTCTGTGGAATAAGATATTCGGCTTGCTGGCGAACAACGTCATCAAAGTTGTTCTGCGTCAGTCCGTAGCCAATGTTGTCGCGGGTGGAGAGTCGGAACGAGATAAACTTCTCATCCTTCGCTGGGTTCTCTGGATTGCCCTTCTCCCAGAGTTCCGCGTAATCGTTGATGCCCTCGCTCGGTGTCCCGATAAAGTGGAGTGGTCCACCAGTAGAGAGTCGGCGGAGATTGAGAACCTCTTGGTAAATCATCAGCAAGTGCGGCTCAAAGGCCGCTTCGTCAAATGAGATGCCGTTCATATCTTTACCGAGGAGAGCCTTGGCTCGATCCTGTGTGGTGCGGAAATGGATGCTTGCCCCACCAATGACTGGATTGAACTTGACCCAGGCATACTCGCCTCGATACTTCTTCTGGGTGTCAATCACCTTACCCAGCTCTCGGATTATAGCACATCCGCGACCCCTCTGCGCTGGATGCGACCCAGAGAGGATGTTCTCAATCTCGCGGAAGACCAGTTCTGCGGTCTCTTGCTGGATGCCTACGTGGTACCACTCGTATGGGGATTCCGCCCATCGGCGGTGAGAGTCTGGATCGCCTTGTGTTGGGTTGGCTAGCCCTAGTTTGTATAGCGCGTGATGGAGGCACACAACAGCCATAGCAAGAGTCTTTCCTGCACGGTTCCCAGCGGAGACCACCGTTGTGATGTACCGAGGACGATAACCCGTTTCGTCTCTCTCACTGCACGCCTTCCACCAGGCTACTTGCCCAGGATTCCCTTCAATGCCAAGCCAACGACGAGCAAAGAACTCAATGTCATTCCTGCCGCGAGCCAGATCAATGGCCAGATCATTAGTAAGTTGCTTCAAGACTTCTTCGCCTTGAGGCGACTAGAGATGTTTTTAGCCTTGGAGCGAGCATCCGCCTTGCTGCTGGCACCCCAGGCCTGAAGCGAAAGAAGGAGTCGGGTCGGCTTCCCCTTCGCATCGCGTTCAGGACCTGGAGCATTGCCCATTCGTGCAAGGAACGATGCGCGTCGCGGATTGTCTCCGCTCTTGACTGGAGCCTTTAGTGTGCCACCAGTCTGCGCCTTGTACGAGGCCCGACCCTTTGCGTTAAGACCACCCTTTGGGTTCTGTCCCTCTTTACGCTGCCACGCTGCTGTTTTCATTTCACCTCATTGTGGAAATACAAAGTCCCAGGAAGGAACTTGATGGAGTTGGTGGCTTCGGCAATCCTGTTGATGAAGGTGCCGTCTGCCTCATAGTGGCGGTCTGTGTACCCAGCCTTGCGAGCCACCTCGACCTTGGCGATGTAGTTTCCAGAGGTGGAGCTTCCAGATCGGAACTGCGGCGTAGAAGCCTTAGACCACCCGCAGTATACCACGTCGTGACCAAGTTCCGCTTGCCACATCATCTCCGCGATGTAGTGCGGGTCGTAGGAGTCGTCGTGGTTGAACCAGCCCGCGTAATCAGATGTCGCCAAGTCAAGCCCCTTGGCCCGCTTGTCGTGGCCCCAGTCGTTGAGGTTTGGCTCTCGGTAGAAGGTGACTCCTGTGTATCTCTTACGAGCCACCGAACAGTCAATATCACTAGCAAGAACGATGATCTCGTCTGGCTTGCGGCTCTGAGCAAGGAGTGCGTCAACCGTACGAACCATCGCAACTTCATCCGCGTGTGCCGTGACTATCGCCGTGAATGTCGACATTTACCCTCTTGATGATATCGCTTGTGGAGATTCCCTTGGTATAAGGAATGTAGAGCATCTTGATGCCCCTGCCGTCCAGCCACTTCTGCGTGATTCCAAGCTGGGCCATCAAGGCTGGTCCCATCCAGTCGTCCCCGTGGGCGATGTATGAGATGGTTTTGTCCTTGACAAGATCAATGGTCAGACCAGTGTCCTCATCTCCGACATTAACGATCACATCGTTTACCCACTTGCAAGACCGAACGGACTCGATGCGCTCCCCTAGCGTAAGGATTGGCTTCCGCTTGTATCGCTCACAGAAGTCGTCGGTGTTGATTGCTACGATGACCTTGCCGTGCTTTGCGCACTCCTCAAGGAACCTTGCGTGTCCGTAGTGGAACAGATCAAATGTCCCGCCTACGTAGACCCACATTAGATGTCGAACTGCTTCTCCGCAGCGGCCTTGTCCTCAGCGGAATTTTCCTTAATCCCGAACGCAGTGTTCTTTGGGTCAAGGAACTTGATCAGTACCTGAAGCCCTGAAGCCAGCCCTGCGGACAGCACTGTGCGGAAGTCTCCGCCTGTGATGTCGAGGAGCGGGATTCCAAGTCCAAGTGCGACTGAGATTGAGACCGTGACGAATGTTCGGAGGAACTCAATTACTGCCTCGTCTACGCCTGTGTTGTCAATGATCCAGCGGATTCCCGCTTTGATGTCGCTATACATTCTTACTCCTTACTTCCACTCAACAATGACGACGTGCTTGTGAGGTGCGCCGCCAGTCTGCTTCTTCTTGCTTGCGGCAATCTGTTTGAGCTGCTCTTCGGTCACGACCACCCCGAACTTCTCCTTGCGCTTGCCTGACCGCGTGGGACACGCCCACTGCCAGCCGTCAACTGCATCCCACGCAGCGGCGGTCATATGACCGTATCCCTGCGCAATGTGCTTCCTGTCCTTTTTAATCCAATACTTTTGCCACTTTTTGTGCCACTCGCTGATCTCAACCGTAGGGTAGTCAACTGCTTGCTGCACCCAGATGATCAACGCGGCTCCACGATAAGCGGACACCACAACGTCGTCCCACGACTTGGCATAGCGTGCCTTTGCACCAAGTTGCTTGGCCGTCTTGATGAGGTCAGCGAGGGATGAGCCGTTGTCCGACACGCCCTCCTTCTCCACGAAGCCAGTTGCCCTTGCCTTTGCCTTGATGCCGTCCCCAGCCGTCGGATCAACCGCGTACTTGGACGCCCACGCGACAGCGGCAGCGGTGCTTGACGGACCGCAGTCGTCTAGGATGCCGCCCTTCTCAACGTGATCGAGCTGTGACTTAACCTTGAACTTCATATTAATCCTTCCAGCGTAGCGGCCCAGTGGCGAGCCATCCAATAGTGAGTAGTACAAAGAGTGTTGCCATCGTGGTCTGAGTCTGACCTTCTGGCAAGACCACAACCGCAAAGAGAAGACCAAGAATGGTCCACGCCCCACCGATAAGGTCGAGGATAATTTTCTTAAACACGGCGATTCATCCTTCCCGCTGCCGCAGCGGCTGCTGCTGCAACTTGAGTACTAATGATGGCAACAGCCACTGGCTGCGCCTTATCTTTTTCCTCTTGGTCAAGATCCTTACCGATCTCAGAAATCTTGGTAATTGAGGACAGTGCTTCCGACACGGCAGCGACCGCCTCATCAAATGACGGAATCTCCGTCTCTGGCGTAGGCTCTGGTGTTGGATCTGGCGTTGGTGTAGGTGTGGGTTCTGGCGTAGGTGTGGGTTCTGGTGTTGGCTCTATCGTTGGGCTTGAAGTTGGGGTTGGCGTAGGCGTTGGAGTTGGACTCGGAGTTTTAGTCGGCTCAGGAGTCGGGATTGGCGTCGGAGTTTCGCTCGGAGAAGGAGTCGGCTCCGTCGTTGGCTCTGGCGTCGGCTCTGGCGTCGGGCTGGGTGTAGGCTCTGGTGTCGGCTCAACGCTAGGCTCCGCAGTCTCGCTCGGCGTAGGCTCTGGTGTTGGTGTCGGATTGATGATCCCGCTGATGGTCAGGTTTCCCGCGCCGCAGCACGAGTCCAGACTCTTCACCATAAACCCGAACAGATCCCCCGCGTAGAGCTGGACCTCGACGTACCCGCTTGCCTGCTGAACGTTCTCTGGTGTCAGAGAAACCCACGATCCTGAAGAGGCGTAGTACGGCGTGTCGAAGTACGAGGAGTCCGTTGTGGAGAAGGTCCACGTGAATCCGATGATCTGATCGGTTTCCACGATGGTTGTGTACTTTGTTTCCGCGTTCTGCCATATTGATCCTGGAGCTGGGTAGTTGGCTCCAGTCAGTGTGAATGAGCCGTCCTCCGATTGGGTCAACGTTCCATTTGAGTCGGTCGTTAATGTCCAGTCGTCTTGTTCGGTCAACGCCAACACGGTAAGCGGCGAAAGGATGTTTAGTGCGAGTGCGATACTGGCTACTAAGTGGCGCAATCACTGTTCCGTTTCCCCGCCCGAAATAGGTTTAATTTCTGTTGCCTCGATAACCTGATACGTCGTTCCTCCACCGAGGATTCCAGCCAGTGTAAGTGCGACCTCTCGGTCTGCGCCCTTCTCTTGTCGGCGGTCAATCATCTCCTGCGCACGTAGACCCTCTGCCAGTGTCGGCATCATCAGGCCTTCCTGCACTGCGCTGTGGACATAGTCCCGAACCAGACCAGCGAGGTCCCCCGTCGCCTTAATGGTCTTGGACTGCTTCTTCATTACATCCACTGCCTGTTGTCGGAGCCGCTCGTGCTTCTCCATCAAGTGTTCCCGCTTGTGTTTGCCAAGGGTGATGCGGCTAACGTACTGAGCGTTTTCTTTTAGCCAGTTAGAGATCGTTTGATCTGGAACACCCTCTCGCATCTTTTTGTTAATCGTATCAACCAGTGGGCTTCTGCACACGTGGCAGCCCGTTAGTACTGGAGCCAGTTCAGTCATTTACTTCCACAATGTCGGTGACTGCCTGCGAGCAAGTCCCGCAGACAACCCTAAACACACCGTCGGAGTTTACTGGAGCCTGAATCCTATGCGTGACATTCTCATTGACACAGCCTTGCGTACTACAGGTCGTATCTATTAGCGCGGTTGGCAACTCTTGTTCTTCCATTTTACCTCCCTATCGCAATCCAAGAAAGACTTGTGGTCGTGGTGTTAGTTCTAAAGATGTTTACAGTGAACCCAGTGAGATTTGACCCAGAAAATGTCAACCCAGAAAAGGATGAAGACCTGAATGCGTCTGATGAACTGTTTGCCGAGACGACTACGGATACATCACTTGCTGACGCGGTTCCCGCAGATGTCTTCACGGTCAGTCCAGTCACTGCTACGCCTGTAGTGGAGTTAGCCACTGGGGTGATGGAGACACCGCCGCTTGCAATGTTTGGCGCTGAGAACATACCAGTTCCAGTGATGTTTGCAAAGGTTACGTCGCTAGTAGTATCTACGGCCTGTCCGATTGAAACGACCGCTGCCCCAGCATTAACTCCAGATCCAGTAATCGTTACGCCAGTAGATCCAGTTGCGGTGGCAATGTAGTTGCCAGTCGTAATGCTGCTGGTGTTATGTGTATGAATGTCGGAAGCGTAACTGGCACTGAGCGATAGCGAGGTGACACCAGCAGTATCGGTAGATGCAGTAATAGGAGCCGAACCATTGACCGCCGTGATGTACGTGCCAGCAGTCTGGTAACTTGCGCTTAGCCCAACCGTGACGATCCCAGCGGTGTCTGTGCTGGCCGTGATTGGCGCAGTGCCGTTAACCGCTGTGACGTAGGTGCCAGCATCTTGATATGGGTGCGTATGCACTGATGCGGCAATGCCAGCATTTGAGATTGAGGCCTTTGTCCAGAGGCTGCTGCTACCTTTGTATTGAAGGATGTCAAGGTCGGTTGGGCTAGCAGCAGAAACGTCGTGCAGCTCATCAATTTCATAGCCGTTCTGCACCTTGACGAGGATGGAGCCGTTGTTTGATTGAACGCGAACCACGACGCCGAGGTAGACAGCGTGGCTTGGCTCTGCTGGCGGATTAACAAACACCAGCGAGCCAGGGGTGTTCCCTAGCCAGACGGTTGCGCCAGCGGTGGTTGCAGAGGTATCGATGTCGGTAAGATACCCAGCCTCAACCACGTATCCGAATGCATCCGTCGCAATAGATTCGGAGGTAATTCCAAGCGTCTTGGACGAAGTGGTTTCGGATGTTGCAGAGGCAAGGGAGATGAGCGCATTGTCCCCAGTTGCACCAGAGACATACACCGCAGAACCCTTCGGGATCGTGGTGCCAGTCGTGTTCTTCACGAGGAATCTGACGACCTGTGTATTGGTCGCGGCAGTTGCCCCTGTGATTGCCGACTGGTCAATGCTGACCGTGGATGTTCCAGACGCTGTCACAACAGATGCTGGAGAAGTTCCAATTACGGCGTTAACATACGTTCCAGCCGTCTGGTAGTTGGCATCAAGGCTAACAGATACCGTTCCGCCAGAGATGACGGTTGAGATTGGGGATACGCCGATAACCGATGTCAGGCTTGACGTAGATGCTGGGGTCCAGATTGTGCCACCAGACCCATCTGCGGCAAGAAGATAGCCGTTTAGTGCCGTAGTGGACGATAGCGAGATCGTCTTTCCACTGGTGCTTGTTGCAAGTGCAATCGGAAGCGATGCAGAAAGAGTTGACGTGGAGACTTCATTGCTCAACGTCAGGAACTCGTTTGTGTCAATCCATACAAGAGTAGGCTCTACTGGAGCGATGTCTGCATCAAACTCCTCATAGAGCTGGTCTGGAATAGAAAAGACCGTACCCGCTGGACCTTGGATGTCATATCCATTCCAGTGGATGTCAATCTCTCGACCGAACGTAAATGTTGCCAATTACTTCTTCTTCTTTGCTGTCTTGGCTGATTCCTTGAATGCCTTGGCGGTAGGAGCGCCCTTGCTCCCTGGCTTGCGCATCTTCTCGCCAGAGCCAGCGGCAATCCGCTTGCGCTTGGCGTTGATGTTGGCGTAGAGACCTGGCTTACTTGGCACGCTTGCCCTTCTTCTTTCCGTATTCAATCTCGCGCTCCATCTTGCCCTCAGACTTCTCGTGCTTCTTCTGGGCCTTCTTGGCAGCGGCGATACCCTTCTTCGTGTATGGGAACTTCTTTCCCTCAACCATCGGCATTATCGTGACCCTTTCTTCTTCTTTGACTTACCAGCAGCCGAGAGGGCGATGGCAATAGCCTGCTTACGCGGCTTGCCAGCCTTCAGTTCCTTGCGGATGTTGGCGGATATGACTTTCTGTGAGGAACCCTTCTTCAGAGGCATTTTAGTACCCTGCGTCCTTGTTCATCTGGTTGATTGCGTCAAGGACACGTCGTCGGTTCCCTTTTGGCTTCGTGAAGTCTGGGATAAACTCAGCGCCAGCATTCCTTTTGCCCTTCGGCTTCTTGGAAGCGCCCTTGACCACACGTCCTTTTACTGGAATCATCTTGCCTGGCATTATTTATCTCCAAATGTTGGCAGTGGTAGCAGCTCTGCCACGGCTGTTGAGAGCGAATCTGCTCCCCGTTCGGACTCCACGTCCCAAATCTTCTCCACGATCTCCCCAGCAGCAGTGCCGAGGGAGTCCTGGACCACCTCCACCAGGCGTTCGACCCCCGCATAGTGGCAATGAATCAATTCGTGTGCGATGACACGACGGATCTCTTCTGGCTTCTCCTTCCATAGGGAGTGGGAGAAGCGAATGGTGGCTGCGTAGAGGTTCTGAGATACCTCGACATCGGCCCAAGCGTCATCTGGAGGCGAATCTGTGGAGATCTTGATCTCCCAGTGGCTCAAGTTGAGGATGCGCTTTGCCCGTTCGAGGTAGTCCTTAAGTTGTTTCTCTCGCATCCTACCTCCAGAAGTGGTCTTAAATAATTATCCCCCGCTAAACGGTCGTTTTGTAACTTTTTATCGTCCGCCTAGAAGTCTTTTGGTTACCTTGTTGACCTTCTTTGGAGCAGATGGAACCCTGCGCTTGATCTTAGCCGTCTGGCTTACTCCGCCCTCAAGGGCAGACTTAGCCTGTGCTGGGTTCATTCGTCGAGTGTCAACGATATTTAGAGTACCATCGGAAACATTGGACTTAGTAGCTTTTCCTGCACGATTAGCTTTCTTTAGGGCGTATGGAAGTCGTTCTGTAATTGGTCTTGCAATGTTCTCAAAATCACGAAGTCCCTGTCGTGCCATATTCTTCATTGCTACGTCATTAATCAATGAACCACCAGAGCTGGTAGTTTCTCTTCCTGCAATCCTCGCAAGAACCCTGCCGTCGTTGTATGCAATTTTTGCCATCGTTGCAGCCTTCTTAGTAGCTGGAATTGCACCAAGCGCACCCTTGAGCGCAGCAGCGGCCTTTCCAGCCTTAAACACAGGAAATGCCATTGCAACCCCAAGAGGATCAACGGACACGCCCTTACGGCTGACATCGATGCCAGTCATTTCTCGGAGGGATGCGCGTGCGGCGGTAGGAAGCTGCTTGACGCGCTTCTTTACGCCCTTGGCACCAAGTTGCTTCTTCGCTGCCTCTTCTCGCTTAAGGTATTCGCTCTTTGCCATTATCTCCCTACTTTCGGCTGGAATGGTTTCCGCCTTTTTGGCGGACCAACAACAATTCTATTCTTTAGCTTTGCCTTCTTGTATGCTTCCCTAGAAATAGGATTAGTATCGAACTGATCCAGATTTCCAAAATTCTCTGGCTTAATGTTTCTGTACATACCAGTTCTCTCGTCAAAGTACGGAGTACCGCCAGTGTACATTTTGACTTCACCTGGATCCTTCCTTGGATCCATCTTCTTTGGAAGGGGGGACTTAGGCTGTCCCGTCTTTGGCTGTCGGGGATCTCCACCTAGCCTTGGGCTAGGCTTTCCCTGGCCCATCTTGATTGGTCCCTTACCGTATGCCATTATCGTCCGCCTGGTCGCTTCGTCTTCTTCATTGTATTAATGGTTTTTGCCCTGGCTGGCTTTACCACGTTAGCCTTCTGCTTCTGGACCCTCTTTCCGCGCACAGGTGGAAGCTCCTTGCCGCCTCGGCTTTTCGCTTCGTCCGTCTTTGGCTTCTTTCCCTTGCCTGGCTCTGGTCTAATAATCGATGCCATCTTATTCTCCTATGCCTTCTTCCTATTGGCTGATCTACTCATCAACTGAAGGTTCTTCTTCTTGTTGTCCTTTGGGTTGCCATTCTTATGGTCAACCTCTTTACCAGCGACGGCGGCCTTGCCGTGCATTTTTACCATCTTTCGGCGTGCCTTATTCCTTGACGAGCGGCTCTCGATCTGGTCAGGGGTACCGTGGTACTCGTCGTACTCTTTGCGGTAGTTACGAGGCACGATTATCGAGCCCCGTTCTTCTTTTTAAGATTGATCTTGGAACCCTTCACTGCCTTTAGCTTTCCAGCAGGCTTCATCCCGTACTTGATCTCTTCTGGGGCCATCGTTACGATACGGAGGCCACCCTTGGACTTCGCCTTGATGCGTGTAATTCGACCATATGAATCAAGGACCACACGATTACCGCCCTTGCGGACGATGACCTTCTCGCCCTTCTTGTTGGTCTTGGTGACATCTCCAGCTCGGCTGGCTACCTTTGAGCCGCCATAGGTAAAGATGGTCTTCTTGCCCTTGATCTTCATCGACCCAAGGGCCTGTTCTCGGACATTCTTTCCAATCTTTGGCATAACCTACCCTTTACTAAACCAGCCTAGCGGCTGGATACGAACCCAAATTAAGTGTGAGATCTAATTCTGGGAGGTAGGGTTCGTTTCCCCCCTCTTTATCTCCCCCCATATAACCAGAAAAAGGGGGGGTTTTTGCACAAAGTTGCATATTAAGGTTTCTTAACCATATCTTAATGGAGTCTTCACTTAGGGGTAGTCGTGACAAGGGGTCTTTTTCAGGTAAATCCCCCGCTGGCCTTATCAAAGGGGGTGTTCGTTGCGGTGGGGCATTCCTGCCCCCCGACGCACAAATAGAACAAATGTTCGGGGGGGAGGGGGGGTTGGCATAATTCGTGCCAGTCTGCACGAGGGAAGGGGGCGCAGCCTCCACCTATCACGGACGCCAGGGGCGACGCTCGACCAGGGGCGCAGCTTGGCAGGGGAGCGAAGGGGCGACGGGGGCGAGGCGAGGGGGGGCGACACCCATACGCCCTGCACCCTGCGACGTAGCAGCTCGACCAGGCCACGCACGGCCGCGACAATCTCGACAACCACCCCCGCGCCAACCTAGCCCCCAGGAGCCCCAGGAGCCCCGCTCGACCGCCCAGCCATACCAACACACCAAACACCACCACGCACCCCGCAGCAGCCCGCAAACTATCA